CGCCTCAATTGTCCTTGAAACTTCGCAGTGGCTCACTCGATACATGTTCATAGCGCACTTCTCCATCTTCCAGGGTTGCAATTAGCGTGCCATTGTCGATAGCTTCCAGCACGCACTCAAGTTCGGGTCGATAGCCGCCATCGTTGGCAGCTTTCTGCTTGCGGTGACACACCCAGCACAGCTTCAGCCCGATCTCTTTCTTGTCGGCACACAATAGACAGAAGTTCAGCTCGCGATGTTTCGTGTGCCACGCCGTGATACGATTGGTGTCGCCGGCAAATGCCGTCGGGTAATTTTGCTTGTCCTGCTTCGTCGGCATATTCAGAATGCTCCTGTCATGAGGACCAGCGTGGTCCAGAGATAGCCAGCAAGAAACGCGCCAAGCGTCGCCTGTGTCATCGTTCTACCTTGCCAGTCATGGGGCTCTCCGATTACTGTGGCAGTAAAATAACGGAATTTAACGGGTTTGGCCCAAGTTGCTGCCGATGAAAATTAACTAATCAAAAAGCGGGGGAGCCAGGGTCCTAGGCGCAAGGCCATTGTGGGTCCAGCTACGGCTCCCCCTAGTTTGCTGAAGCGAGCAGGGAGACAAGCCTACTCGTTCAGGAACGCCATCCTGCGGCCGAAGATGGTGCGGCGCGCTTCGGAAGCACTATCAGCCCACGCCCACGCCATCGGCTTGACCGGCCGGTTGGTGACGCTGTCAGCGACATATGCCGCGTATGCCCGTTCAGCATCGGCATCGCCAATGCTGAGATGGAACCCGGCACGAGTGCGCCGGCGGATGACCATGCGGTCGATGCGGCTGGTGGTCCGTGGGTCATGATCTGGGAACTTGACTGTGCGGCTCATTGTGCTCTCCGTGGTTGAGTGACGCCGTTTGGCCGTCGCGATTGCCGCGTCGGGCGGCGGCCCCAATCCACGCGCGCGAGGGGCTAATAGGGCGTTTATCGGCATGATGAATGGCCGCTGGCAGCGCGGGAGGCGCTGCCTTGCGCGGGTAATTGGGGGAGAGTTCATATGGTAATTAGGTAGTGGTTTGGGGCTTCAGAAAAACAGGTTGCTTTTTGGTAATGTTAGGGGATGGAACCCGAGTACAACCTGAATGGGTCTAAATGTCTAAATGTAATGTCATTTTTTGGGTGGGTCGTATAGAGGGTCGCCCTATGGCCCGTGTACATTACAAAATTGTAACCTTTTTTTCTTGATGTTCCCGGCTCCGGCTAAGTCATTGTTTTCTTTATATATTTTAGTCCATAGTACCTTAAATCAAGAAGCTGCGCTGACATTTAGCTGCCGGGCGAAAATGACCTCAGGGGCCTTAGGGCGATTCTCTATATGCCCGACCCGAAAAAACACCTGACATTTAGACATTTAAAAATTTTTCGGGCGAAAAGGTAACAAGATCAAACACTTGTAAATGTCAGCACACTTTCCCCGGAGGCTGACATTAACACACAACCGCCTATGAGCGTAGAAAATAAACGCATTAATTCGCGATGCAACCTGCCGTTGCCCGACGGGGCGAGATTGCCGGGCCGAATAGCTCGGTCCGGTTTCACACAAAGGAACCTGACATGACCGCATCATCCACAACGGAAGAACCAAAGGTTAACTGGGTTGTCATCGATGTGAACGCTCTACCCGCAGAAGCTGCAAAGCTGTTTGTGGAACAAAAAGCGCTCTATCATGCCTACGTCGAAGGCAAGCTGCGCTGGCAGAACCAGATGATTAAAGACGCGGACCTTGGTGAAGGCGAAACACTCGCTTTCAACTTCAAATTTGGCAACACCAGTTACGGAGTTGTCCCGGTCAAAACGGCAACAAAGACTTCTCGCAAGGCGGTTTCGTTCGCGGAAAGCATTGCGGCCCACAAGGCCAAGGTTGCGGCCGCCGCTGCTACCGAAGCACCGCGATTGATCAAAAAGGTAGCGTAATAAGACAAGGCAAAGGTGGCGCGACGTTGCGCCACCGCTGCCCGACAAGGCAAAGGTGGCACCCTGACATGGTGCCACCTTCAAACCACCCGGAAAGGGCGAGACAATGAGCAAAGCGATTGTTATTTATCTGCGCAAGCTGGAACTGCAGAAGTTCCGTAACGGCTAGAGCGAGAGCTACCCCAAGCGGGCACGAGGGTTTATCCCCCCGCCCGCTTGGACAGCCCCGCGCTCTTGGCTTCGCCAAGAGGGGGCCTGAAAATATGTAGGGGGTAAAATCCGAGCCTTAAGACTTTATTAAGGTGGCATGGGTAAAAAGGTGTCACCCTTACCCCAACCCAGGATTTTCCCCATGGCATCCATCCCAGCCCAGCCACTCGAGAGCCTCGACTACGAGCCCTACATGGACATCCCGCGCGAGGACTTCCACGAGTTCGTTTCCGATATCGTGAAGGCGCTCACCAAGAAAAAGTTCAGCCGCAAGGATCGCATCGAAGCTGCCGAGCTGATCGGCGCCATCGCCGTCACCCTCGAGACGGCATATCATGATGCCACCCAGGCGCTCGATGGCGCAGTCACCGACTACTTCATCGATCGCTTCAAGGGCGACGACGACAATGGTGACAAGAGGAACGCATACAGGTTCCAAATCGGCATCATGCCGATCGCCTCCGACACCCACCGTCCGATGACGGAGGACGAGATGTTCGAGCGCCGCGCCACCCCGAACGCCAAGCTGTACAAGAAGCTGGAGAAGCAGGGGCTCAGCCACGACGAGATCGTGAAGCTGCTGTTTGAAGGCGACGAGAAGACACGAATGCGTGATGGTGACACCCCTTCACCCTGGGCCGTGCCCCCGGGCACCTTCGACCCTGCTGAGGAGGTCGGTATCGAGGTTAGTAGCGACCCCCAACGCGATACGCCCTTCGGCGACGATGTTAACCCCGAGGCGCCCCGTGCCGGCTGGCTCGATGCCGACTGGAGCGATATACACAATATGCCGGATGATCCCAAGCCGACGCTTGACACCGCGCAGGAGCTGGGGCAAGAACACGCGCCGAAAATAATTAACGGTAATGTGGAGCAGATCACAGACGCCGCCTGAACTACGTACTAAAAAGCCCCCGACGATCCGTACTTCCGGGACTGTCGAGGGCTCTTAAACGGCCGGCTTACCACCTAGGTGGTGGGTCTGTTCCTGAATGGGGCATCATGAGTGCTCCGGTTGGGGTTGGTGTCGGCGCGGTGGATGTATCCGCCCGACACCAACACCTTACTACCTTGACACGTTCCCGGCTGAGCAAAACAGCTCACTACACAATGAAGTGATCGCGACATGATCTTGAACTCCGACAGCGTTCGACTAGCAGGCGAGCTGATCTTTGCCGCCATGCTGTTCGTCGGACTTGTGCTCTGGGCCGACAAGATCGAGAGTAAGAAGGCTGCACGCGCGCGCGACCGCGCCAAGCGGCTCACGCATAAGAGAGACGACGATGACAAACATGTTTAAGGAGTGTCGACTTGCCGCACAGTCCTGCAAAGACGAGGTCAAGCGCGCCGCGCTACGTCATCGGACCGACGAGTGTAAAGAGGTCTTTGACCGGTTCAACCTGTCGGCATCTCGTGAGGACATGGAGGCTCTCGTTGCAGCTTGGACCCGCATGGTGCGTGCTCTTGATCGGGTGGCTCCTCTACCTGACGGTGATCCTGCTGGCGCCGGCCGGCTCCGCGCCCCTGGCACCACTTTTGTTCACGATCCTGACATATACGACGCCTTAAGGAAGGTAGCCTAAATAGAGAGTGGGCCCGCCCGCCCGTGGAGAAGCCGGCATAGCACCGGGTACTCTTGTCTGTTGGGGACGAGGCAGCGGCGGGTCCACTTAATTTTTCTTGACACTCGCCCGGCGGCAGTTACTGTGGCAGTAACCAACCAGAGGGAACACCCCCATGCCGCTGCAGCTCGTCATCACCGAAGACCCATCCAAAGAAGTCAACATCTTCGACATCGACCCACTCGACCGGGCGCGCGCCGTCCGCCTCGCCGACGAGGGCATCCCCGTCCGCGCCATCGCGAGAGGACTTAAAGTGCCGAGCGACACTCTCTATGATGCGCTGCGCGAGGCGCTCGAGGAGGGCCGCATCTGCGAGCTGCCACGAGACGACTGGCCACCCGGGAGCGCGCGCAGCCAGCGCGCCATATATGCCGGCACCATCCTCGAGAACGAAGACCAGCTGCAGATGATCTGCGCCCGGGTCTTCAAGACCACCAAACAACAGTCGGCAGTCGTCGCCGTCCTGATCAAGCGCCGGGAGATCACCAAGGCGCAGGTCCACATCATCCTGCAAGAGAACCGCCCCGCCTCCAACCACGCGCCCACCGACGAGAAGATGGTCGACGTGGTCATGTTTCACATCCGCAAGAAGCTGAAGGTCCACGAGGTCCCGATCGACACCATCTGGGGCACCGGCTACGCCATGCCGGCCGTGCACCGCGACCGCGCCATCAAGCTGCTAGAGGAGAACGCCACCGCCTACGCCGCGTACCCGGGCGTCGAAACGAAGGAGGCCGCGTGATGTTGGAAGGTCAAGACGACGGCATCCTGCTCATCATATTGGTCATTGCCATTATCATGTGTGTCATATGACAACCTCGATCATCGACGAGGACGTGCTGCTCACCATGCTCCACGCGCCTGTGACCAAGGAACACATCCAGCAGCTCCAGACCGGCGCCGCCTACACGCTGCTCGACATGTACGATCGCAAGGTGACACGCGAGGAGTATATCATCGGGATGCAGATGGCGCTCGATGCCTACAACTCGCTGGGGAAGCTGTGGGTGCTCGCGGTGATCGAGAACAAGGTCGCCGCCGGCGCGCCGCTTGAACCTCTGCTGGCGGCCAGCTACAAGGCGGTGGAGGAGCTGGGCGCAGAGCAGGCCACCGCGCTGATCGCGTACGTCAAGCGGCTGAAGGAATGCCCAGAAACAGGGGACACGATAAATTGAGCGATCTCGAGGACACAGGGTTTGACGACGTGCTTGCCGGCGGTGCAGTTTGGACCGAGCCCGATACGTCAAACGTGACTGGACCAAATGCCATCACCATCGAACCAGCCCCGGCCGTTCCCCTATCACCACACGTATGCAAATCTTCCAGCGGAGATCGGTGCGATACATGTTTTGGGCCTGTCCCAGCTTCGGACGCCCCCGAAAAAATCCAGGCGCCGCTCACCGCGGAAGCCATTGAGGCTACTAAAATCCTCGTTACGCTCCCGCCGCTCAGCTACGCTGATCTCGCTATTCTGGCACGCGAGGTGGCAATGGATATTAGGGTCCGAAATGAAGTTCTCTCGGGGTTCAATTTAAACGAGACACAGTATGAGTACCTCGAAACGCACAACGAGTTCTACAAGCACGCCCTCAAAACGGCGTGCGTCGAGTGGCATAGTCCGCTCTCCTCACAAGAACGGGTGCGTCTTGTGGCTTCGACCATCCTCGAGGAAACCCTACCCAGGTTGGGAGCTAGGATGCACAATGACCGCGAGCAGCTGCCCGGCGTCGTCGAAGCTGCTAAACTCTTTGCAAAAATGGCCGGTGTGGGTGAGCGAGACACTGGGGCTGCGCCTGCTGGCGAACGTTTCGTTATTAACATTGACCTCGGCGGAAACAAAAAAATTGTCGTTGGAGCAGAAGCGCCAAAGGCGATCGCTGCTGGGATCGATACATCAGGCGCGCAGGGTGGCGTCTGGCCAACACAATTTGAGCTGCCGGAAGTACAACCAGACCCCGAAGGGAAAAGCTAACCAGCACCGGGTTAATCACAGCCTGCAGACTGCCGCGAGGAAGCACAACTATGAGCTCAGCCCCAAGGGCCGGGCTCGCAAGCATCGATATGCAACGTCGCCATTGGGGCGATCGAATAAGAGGAAGTACCAACATGCCATCCGCGCCAACCAAAACCGATCTCGACAAGCTGCATGACGCCGAGAAGATCATCCGCATCCGTCAGCAGGAACTTGCCGATGCCCGCGCCACCATCAAGCGCCTCACCACCAACGAGGACGATGCGCGCACGATCCGGGAGAACATCTACAAGATTGCCGGCTATGACCCGTCGCCTCCCGAGTGGACTTTACGTGAGGGTCGAGCAGGTGCGCGGGGTGTACCAGCTACCATCTGGTCCGATTGGCACTACGGCGAAGTCGTCCGGATGCCGGCCATCAACATCTACGACAAGCGGGTCGCCAAGCGGCGCATTGAACGACTGGTCCAGACCACCGCTGATCTTGCTCTCAACCATATGGGTCGCGCAAAGATCACTTACCCGGGCTGCATCGTCGCTCTGGGCGGCGATATGCTCGGTGGCGACATTCATGAGGAGCTGATGAAGACCAACGACCGCACCACGCAGCAGGCGATCGAGGACTTGATCGACCTGATCAGCGGCGGGCTCGAGACGATGGCTTCAGCTTTCGGTAAGTTGTTCGTGCCATGTGTAGTCGGCAATCACGGCCGCTCCACCAAGAAGATGCAGATGAAGGAGCGCGTGTTCACTTCCCACGAGTGGAACGTCTATTGCGGCGTCGCTCGGCACTTCCGGAGGAGCAAACATGTCCAATTCTGCATTCCGGAAACGGCCGATTGCGCCTTCAATATCTTTGATCATCGATACCTGCTTACTCACGGCGACAGCCTGGGTACGAAGGGTGGCGACGGCATCATTGGCGCGCTCGGACCAATCCTGCGTGGAACACTTAAAACGCATCGAAGCGAAGCGCAAATTGGTCGCGACTTCGATACTCTGCTCATTGGCCATTGGCACCAATACATCACGCTGCCGGGCCTCATTTGCAACAACAGCCTTAAAGGCTACGACGAGTATGCTCACCTCACACTACGCGCGCCTTATTCAAGACCTAGTCAAGCGCTCTGGTTCACCCATCCGGAACACGGAATTACTGCGCATTGGCAAGTCTATCTCGAGGGAAAACTCCAGCCAATGACGACCGCCAAACCATGGTGCTCGTGGCAAGAGTTTACGGATACGCGGAGGGCCGATGCCGACGCATACCTAGGGCGGATGTAATGGGGATCAACTACAAAGCCCCGCACACCTGCGCGCAGTTCATGGCGAGCCAAGCGTTCGGCCGCGTGATCGCTGGGCCCGTTGGGTCCGGCAAGACCACGTCTGCCGTGATCGAAATGCTGCGCCGCTCGATGGAGCAGAAGCCGGGCGCCGATGGGTATAGATACACACGCCACGCTATCGTCCGGCAAACCCTGAAGCAGCTGAAGGACACCGTGCTCAAGGACTGTCAAGCATGGCTTGGCGGCCTCGGGCTGTGGAAGGTGTCGGAGGGAGTGTTCCATGTTCAATTCGGTGACGTTCGCTCTGAGTGGGTCTTTATTCCCCTCGAGAATGCAGAGGATCAGGCTCGCTTACTTTCTATGCAGCTCACAGGCGCGTGGCTCTCGGAGGCAATCGAAATGGACCTTGATGTGCTTGGTCCTTTGTCCGGCCGTCTGGGCCGCTATCCCTCGGGTGCGCAGGGCACTCCGACATGGCACGGCTGGATTGCGGATACTAACTTCCCGACGGAAATGACGCCGTGGCACCAGTATATGGAGAACCCGCCGCCGGACATTCAGATTTTCAAGCAGCCGTCTGGCCTGTCGCCCGATGCCGAGAATTTGAATTGGCTGGTGCAAAACGAAGAGAGTATAAAATTGCCGATCGACCATCCGGTAAGGGTCGCGCAGGGGAGGAAGTACTATGAGCGCTTTGTCGAGCAGTTCGGCGACAACAGCGACTGGGTGCGCCGCTACGTCAAGGCCGAGTACGGAGACGATCCTTCAGGAGCCGCGGTCTTCAAAAACACTTTTCGATCCGACTTTCACATCGTCGATGACACGCTCATCATCCCAAGCTATCCTCTCCTCATTGGCCAAGATTTTGGCCGAAACCCTTGGTCGCTGATATGTCAGATGGATCATTTAGGACGCCTTCTAGTGCACGAAGAGGTGCCCGGGACCAACGTCGGGCTCGAGAAGCACGTCAATCAAAATCTGCGTCCGCGCCTCTACGGAGCAAAATATCTTGGAATGAAGGTAGCGGTCGTTGGCGATCCGAGCGGGATTGCCAAAGGGAGTATTGGGGAGGAGAGCTGTTTCGATGCCCTACTTCGTTTGGGGTTCCCCTGTTTCCCGGCGCCGACGAATGATATCGAGCCGCGGCTGCGCGCGGTGGAAGCGCTCCTGTCCCGCCAGACCAACGGCGGCCCCACTCTCTTGATCTCGCGGGCCGGGTGCCCGTTCCTGTGCCGCGCCATGAGCGGCGGCTATCGCTTCACCAAAATGAAAACCGGCGCGCTCCGGACGGTTCCGGACAAGACCGACAAGGAAGGGTTCTCGCATGTGGCTGATGATCTGCAGTACGTTGCTTCTGTTGTTCACGGTGGCGTCGTCCCAGAGATCACCCGACGACTTCGACCGCGAACCAAGAAAAGACAAGCCATCAGCTCTGCCGGATGGACCTAGTGGAGCGCAGCTCCTCCAGTTTCCGGCCCGGGCAAGGGCGCGAGGCCTTTCGCTTCCAGCATTATCACTCGAGCCTTCAGCCGGGCGATCTTGCGGATACGCCGATTTTGGGCCCAACGTTGTACCGTTGCGCTCTCGGAAATCTGAATTAGGTACCAGATCAGGGCCACGACCGACGCGATCATAGTGGCGATGGTCGGCAACCACCCTACCCAGGTCGCCACCAGTGTCCCTGCCCCGATCGTGTTGCCCAACCACTGACTGAGGCTGTGATCCGCGTTCATTGCGCCGCTCCTTGTTGTTGACCACAACAGGTAGACGCAAGGCCGTTAACGGGTTCTTAGGGGAACCGGGTCAGTTATACTCGAACCGCAGCGCGAGTATAAAAATGTCTGATCTCGGCCAAAATGGCGTCATCCAGTTCACGCCGCCCGCACAGTTGGAGCAGCAGCTTTCTGATCAGGCATCCGCCAAGGCAGCGGCTGCGCAGACTGCCGCGACTGCCGCTCAGCCGCAGTACCCACAGCTCGCCGGCTACGTCAAGTCGCAGTTCGAGATTTTCCGGAACCACCGCAACACCGTAGCAGGCTGGAGCAACCGCATGCTCGCCGCGCTGCGCGCATTCAATGGTCAATACGACCCAACCAAGCTGCAGGAGATCACCAAATGGGGTGGCTCAACTGTCTACGCGCGAGTGATTGCGCAGAAGTGCCGAGCAGCTTCCTCATTGCTGCGCGACATTTACCTGGGCCAAGATATCCCGTGGTCACTGGCGCCGCCGAAGCAGCCCCAGGTGCCGCCGGGCATCGCTCAGGCGATCGACCAGCTGATCCAGCAGGAAGCGCAGCGCGTGCAGCAGACCACAGGCCAGCCGCCGCAGCAGAGCGATCTCGCGGAACGCAAGCGCAATCTGATCGAGCAGGCTGAAGACGCCGCCAAACGCAAGGCTGTCTCGCAAGCGCGCGACGCCGGCGACAAAATTCAAGACATGCTGACGGAGGGGGGCTACTACCACGCGCTCGCGGAGTTCCTTGTCGACCTGCCGATCTTCCCGTTCGCGGTGATCAAAGGCCCGGTTGTCAAGGTAATTCCGACTGTCGTGTGGCCACCGAACGGCGGGCCGCCGCAAGTCAAGCAGCAGCCCAAGCTAACTTGGAACCGCGTGTCGCCATTTGACATCTGGTTCACCCCAGGCGTCGCGGATATCGAAAATGCGAACGTTATCGAAAAGCTGCGGGTTACGCGAAGCGAACTGAATGATCTCCTTGACCTTCCCGGTTACAATCAGAGCGAGATTTTGGCCGTGCTCGACGAGTTCGGCCGTGGGGGGCTCTACGACAACTGGGACACCACTGACGCGGAGCGCAGCGTACTGGAGAGCCGGGAAAACCCAGCTTGGAATAGGTCGGGAATGATCTCGATGATGGAGTTCAACGGCAACATCCAGGGCCGCATGCTCCAAGACTACGGCATGGTCGTACCAGATCAGCTGCGCGATTATCACGTCCAAATCTGGATTATTGGTTCCCACGTCATCAAGTGCCATCTGAGCCCATCTCCGCGTCAGCGTCATCCGTATTTCATCACTTCGTTCGAGAAAGTTCCAGGGACGCCCGTCGGCAACGGGCTGACGGACCTTCTTGCCGACCTGCAAGAAGCTAGTAACGCTACTCTGCGATCGTTGATTAACAACATCTCGATCGCGTCGGGACCTCAAGTTGTCGTGAACGACGACATGCTCGCGCCAGAAGAGAATGGGGAGGACCTTTACCCATGGAAGCGCTGGCACGTCCGCTCGGACCCGATGACGAGCAGCTCGAAACAGCCGATCAGCTTCTTCATGCCGAGCAGCAATGCCCAGCAGCTGATGCAGGTCTACGAACAGATTGTGAGCATTGCGGACGACGTATCGGCGATCCCGAAATATGTCGGTGGGCAGGGTGGTGGTGGTGCGGGCAGGACCGCCTCGGGCCTAGCGATGCTGATGGGCAACGCTTCGAAAATTCTTCAAACCGTCAGTGCAAACATCGATCGCGATGTGATCGAAGGCACGATGTTGCAGCTGTTCGATTTGCTTATGCTGACCGATACGAGCGGCCTGCTGACTGGCGAAGAACGTGTAACGGTGCAGGGTGTGAACGTCGCGATCCAGCGCGAGACGCTGCGCCAGCGCCAGATCGAGTTCTTGACGGCGACGAACAACCCGACCGACCAGAAGATCATGGGGATCAAGGGCCGTGCCGTTGTGCTCCGCTCCGTGTCCACAACGATTGGTATGCCGGGTGAAGAGATCGTCCCGTCGCAAGACGAGATCGACAAAATGGCCCAGGACGAGAAGCAGCAGGCCCAGAACGGCGGCGGCGAGATCGACGCGGCAGTTCAGAAGGCGGTTGTCAAGGGCGTCGAAGCGGGCGTCCAGCGCATCACCACCGAGCTGACCGCCGGCCGGCTGGCGATGACCGAAGGCATGAGCGAAGGACCGCCGGCGCACGTCGGCACCCCGGGCACCGGGCCGACCCAGAACGCCACGAACAACCCGGGCATGGACCTGGGCCAGCAGCCGCACCCCAACGACGGTACACAGCAGCGCGCGGCGCAGGCACAGGGCAATCAGCCCAGCCAGCTGTCGCAATCGATGGGTCCGCAGACGCATTTGACCGGAAGTCAACCCGGTAAAGGCGCGATGCCCGTGACCGGGGGCGTAGGCTAATGGCCGGGACCCTCAAAACAGTGATCGTGCTCGCGGGTCCGACCGGACCTACAGGAACCATGAAGGGTGTTAACATCTGGACTGGCATGAGCGGACTTTCTGGCGGACATGCGACGTGGCTTCAATACACCGGAGGCAAAGGGCCGAGCGGTATACTCGAGCGCGTCTATCCGCTGGCGGCAGACGGCGCCGGTTTTACCGGCGCCCACAAGACTGTGTTCATTTCGGGCTACGTCGGCCCGACCGGCTCTTAAGGACATTTTAACGGACCTAAGACACTCTCATGAGCATGTTCACCGATTTTGGTGAGGCCAGTATAAAACTGACAGGGGACTATCATGGTTGGGACCATTCTTTCGAGCCGAAACTACGATCGCAATATGCTTGGCAACGTCCTCGGACAAGTCGTAGCAGTCATCAACAACGGCTCCGTTGGAGGTCCGACTGGGGCCACCGGCCCGACCGGCGCCGCGGGGTCGACCACTGGCTCCACGGGCAACACCGGTAACACCGGGCCGAGCGGCCTCGCATCCGGCCCGACTGGTAACACCGGCCCGACTGGGCAGGCTGGCACCGGCCTCACTGGCCCGACTGGCCCCACAGGTAACACCGGCAACACCGGAACGACTGGCCCGACGGGCTTCAGCCCGGCGACTGGCCCGACTGGCCCGACTGGCGCCGCGTTCACTGGCCCCTCTGCAGCTCCGACTGGCCCGACCGGCGCCAACGGCTTCACTGGCCCGACCGGCGTGCAAGGCCCGTCCGGTGTCGCTGGACCGACCGGTGCGACCGGGCCGACCGGGCCGACAGGTACCGTTGTCGTGACCTTCATCCCGCCCACTGCCGATCCGCACGTTCTCCACGCGGTTTGGAACAACGCGGGTGTCCTCACTGTTTCGGCCGGCTAATAGGAGGCTGAAATGGCTGTAGTTATTCCCGCATCACCGCGAACCCCGATCATTCAAAATCGGGTGTTCGGCGTCGAGATCGCACCCGCTCCCCCGCAATTTGTGGGAACGGGCCCGACTGCCCCCATCGTGGCGGGCGACACCTACGACGACAGCACGATCCCGGCCATCCTGAAACAGGTGGTCGACCTGATCAACACCAAGAACATCCCCGGTGCTTTAGGACCGACGGGTGTGGCGGGTGCTCTTACCACCGCGACCGCAACAGGTCCGACCGGCGCGACCGGGCCCGCGGGCCCGCGACAGGCTCCGACTGGACCAACCGGCGTCACCGGCCCGGCCAACTCGAACATCTCTGGCCCCAAGTTGCCTACTGGCAACACCGGCAACACCGGCAACACCGGCAACACCGGCCCGCTGGGTGCGACGGGACCGCAGAAGGGTCCCACCGGACAAACGGGTCACGCGCAGACCACCGCGCCGACTGGCCCGACTGGTGCCTCGACCGGCCCGACTGGACCGAACGGTGTGAACCCGACCGGCGCAACCGGACCGACTGGCCTTACCGGCGGCACCGGCAAGAAAGGCGAATGGCAGGGCCCGTTGGGTCCGGCTTCCGGCCTCTGGATACCCCCGAGCGTCGACCCCGGGATCGCTGGCGCCGTTTGGAATGCCAACAATGGCACTGGGATCGCGAGCATGACGGGCCAAGGATATACCGGCGTGACGGGCTTGACTGGCACGAACCAAACGGGCATCTTCTACGGCATCACCGGAGCGTGGCTCAAAATCTCGTCCGGTGGACCTAGCATCAACCGTTAATCTTCCCCTGAACCCCAACTCAGGACTGCTCTATGTCTTTATCCCAAGTCGAGCGAACGCAGCGCTTTCGCGTGCGTAACCCGGTATGGCATCGGGTCTATGACCGCAATTATAATCTCAAAAAGAAATACGGGATCACGACCGAAGAGTGGAACGATCTTTTCACGGCGCAGGGCCATGCCTGTGCTGTGTGTGGGTCAACGACACCGGGCGGCAGATATTGGCACACTGATCATGCTGGTCCCCTCCCGTGCAGGCGATCTGATATTCGGGGTATTCTCTGTCTTGGATGCAACCATGCGGCGGGGAAAGGCGGGATAGCGGATGTTCTTCGGCTACGCGCGCTCGTCAAATATCTGGAGGAGCACCTGTGAAACCATCTCTTTGCCTAAACATGATCGTCCGGAATGAGGGCGCGCGGATCGAACGCGCTCTCGTCTCCGCTCTCCCCTATGTCAAGGCCGTCGCCATTCTCGACACCGGGTCCACCGACGATACTGTCGCAGTAATCACCCGGGTCTGTGCCGAGTTCGATGTGCCGGTGATGATCGGTCACGGGACATTCAAAGACTTCTCCACGGCGCGCAACGACGCTTATGCACTCGCCCAGATGCACCGGAAGCACCAATCACTGCCTTGGTGCCAGTTCGCGCTCATGATGGACGCGGACATGCAGCTGGAAGTCACGGACCCCAAGGCCTTCGATTTGCTGCTCAACGCCAGCGTCACCGCGCTCAATCTGTGGCAGACCGGCGGCTCCGTCACCTACGCGAACACCCGCATCATCAATCTCGACTGGCCAAAGAACCCCTACCGCGGGGTCACGCACGAATATATCGACGTGCCGACCAACGGTGTCGTCGAAGGCGCCCGGTTCATTGACCATGCCGATGGCGCCAATCGCACCGACAAACTCCCGCGCGACATTGCGTTGCTCGAGCAGGGCCTGATTGACGAGCCGAACAACAGCCGCTACATGTTTTATCTCGGGAACACGTACAAGGATAGCAACCGTCCGGATGACGCGATCCGGATGTATCGGCAGCACATCGCGCTGGGTGCCTGGGACGAAGAGGCCTACTTCGCGCAGTTCATGATTGCCGAGTGCGAGCGCGACATGGGGGACACCGATGCCTACGTCGCCTCAATGCTCGAGGCCTACAACATGCGCCCACGCCGCGCCGAGCCACTCCACTCGCTCGCTATGCACTTCCGAGAAAAAGATAAGCCACATGTCGCCCTCACCTTCGCAAAACGCGCTCTCGCAATCCCACGGCCAAATGATTTCCTTTTCGTCAACGATTTTGTTTATTCTCATGGTGCTCGCTACGAGTATTCGATCGCGGGATTTTACGACGAGACAGAGCGCCCAGGCACGTTTCCGATTACGGACGCTCTCGCGCTTGATCCAGCGTGCCCAGAAAACCTCCGATGGAGCTGCAAATCGAACCTCTTCTGGCATCTCGAGCCACTGAGCCGATACTGCACGTCGTTCGCGCCGAAGCGCCTCGAGCTGCCGCTGCCAGACGGCTACACCGCGATGAACCCATCGGTGGAGGAGTGCAACGGCAAAATCCTCTGCAACATTCGCGCGGTCAACTACGTCATGGACGACATGGGCCGCTACATCATCAAAAACAGTGGCAAGACCTGTCACGAAGACACCATCGACACACGGAACTTCCTCGTGAAGTTAGGCGAAGACCTGCGCATCAAGCACCGTGCCGAAATCCTGTGGGACCGTCCCGAAGCCAAGTACGACATGGTGCTCGGGCTCGAGGACATGCGGCTCTACCGACACAAGGGCGACCTGTGTTATATCGCCTGCGCGCGCGAGCAGTGTGTGACCGGGATGCCCCAGCAAATCCGCGGGCGCCTCGTCCGCGACAGCGCCAACGACACGTTCGTGCACACGCGAGACATGGAAATCCTGACCGACGAGCACTCGATCGAGAAGAACTGGATGCCGATCGGCACCGGACACGACTTCGTGTATCGACTTGATCGCATCCGTCATCAGGATGGCACCGAGACGAAAAAAACGAGCAGCCGATATGTCGGAGAGATCAGCGGTGGATCGCAGGCTATTCCTTTCAAGGGAGGCTACATGGCCGTGGTCCATGAGGCTTCCGTCAACCCGAACAGCGGCAAGCGGACTTACTGGCATCGCTTTGCGTGGTTCACCAAGGAAATGGAGTTCAAGCGCCTCAGCATCCCCTTCGTCTTCTTCGATCGACAGATCGAGTTCTGCACCGGGCTCTGCTACCACCCCAATCACAAAGATTTGATCCTGTCCTTTGGTGTCCGCGACGCGGAAGCCTGGGTCGCAACTGTGGCCGTCGAAGAGGTGGCCCGAATGACGTACAAATTCCATGAGAACTAAGATCGTCACGGCCTATGTACCGATCCCGAACCACCCGCGCACCGCCGCCGAATATGGCGAGCTGGGAGAAAAACTCAGCGGCGTCCCGGTGCGGAAGAAGGCTTTCTACCAGCACCCCGCGGACCTGTGGATGATGAAATACATCAACGGGCTTCCGTTCGTGCCGGCGTCGTCGAAGCACGACAACCCGAGCAAAAACACGCTCGCCTACCACGCTGTCAACCACCAGAAGACGTCATGGCTGGTCCAGGCCTCGAACGAGGACCCGGAGGCCGACGTGCTCGTGTGGGTCGACTACGGCATCTTCCGACTGCCGGGGGTCAACAATCAGGCCATCTATGAGTTCATGGAGAAGGTCGATGACAAAGCCATCTACGCGCCCGGCTGCTGGGACCGACCTCAGGTGGTTGAGAGCGCTTATCCTTGTTGGCGGTTCTGCGGATCGATGCTCGCCGTCCCGAAAAAACAGGTCGATGCCTTCGACTACGCTTGCCGCGTTGCTGCGCGCAAACACATTTCTTCGACGAAGAACGTCGAGTGGGAAGTCAACACCTGGGCGCGCGTCGAAGCACAGGGCAAGCTGAAATTCAAGTGGTATAAGGCTGATCACGACGTCAGCATGTTCAACAATCTGGAGTTAGTGTAATGATCCTGTATCTGGAGAACCATCATGAGTGTTGAGTATTTAGAGAGCCTGTTTACACGCTTTGGCACTGATAAAGGGACGTGGGGCTACACGGCCTATTATGCCACGGCGATGGAAGCACGTCGCTTTGACGTCAAGGCAGTCCTCGAGGTAGGCATCTGCGGCTATCGCGACATTCCGAACAACGTAGTCGGCGCCAGCCTCTTCGTGTGGCGGGAGTATTTCCCCAACGCTGAGATTTACGGCATCGACAACGACAGCCGGTTCATCTTCAATGACCAGCCGCGCATCCACACCGCGCTGGCCGACGCCTACGACGTGGCGTCTTTGTCAATGGCCTTGATCGACTTCAATGTCGGCCGGCCGTTCGACATGATCGTCGACGATGCCGTCCACGACCCCGAGCCGCAGCTCCATCTGGCGAACATGCTGACCCCGGCGCTGGCCAAGGGTGGCCGCTATTTCATTGAGGAAGCCTGCCCCTACAAGCTGAACGAGCCCTACGAGAAATGGCTCAGCCACCGGATCAACCTCGCTGGCGAGATCACGGGTATTCACGCTTGCGTGACCCCGAAGCCCGAGGAGCTGATGATCCTTATTAAGTAGTTTTTAAGCAGAAAGCCTCAGGGTCCCTCCATCAGCTAATCCTAGCGATGGAGGGCCACATGGCCGCGTTTTTGAAGAAGAATGAGAAAGCCGCCGACTTCGCCAAGGGTGGCACCACCCCGATGTTCGGCAAGGGCGATCGCACCACGACCGCTCCGAGCGATGCCGCTGGCACCGCGACCCCCGGCGAGACGTACAAGGACCCCGAAAATAGCGGGGACAAGTTCGCCAAGGGCGGCTCGACCAAGATGTTCGGCTACGAAGGCGCCGTTCCCGGGTCCGCTGGTCAAACCGGCGCGCGCTAATGGCCGCGATCAGCCCCATGGGCCCCGCGATCCGGAAGATGGCGCCGAAGATCGGCAACGTCTCCAAGGTCGGTGAAACGGGCGCAGCTCCGAAGCCCCGCGGTATTCCCAAAAAGAATACCCGGGACTACGGCAAAGGCGTGCCGCAAGTGGCCTCCCCCGCATCACCCCCTGCCGATCCCTTCGGCATGACGACTGGCTCTGCGAACGAGCTGGGAGGCATCTGATGTTCAAGAAGCACATGACACCGCTCAAGGTCGGGGGCTCTAAGCCCAGCGCCCTCGACAACACGCCCGACAAGGGCTCCAGCCAGCGCGAGCTGCCGGGAGCAGCCACCGGTGGTGGACCCGCATCATTCCAGTCCTACGGCAAAGCAACCCCAATGGCTCAGCCGGCCCCAGCGAACACCGACCTTGGGTCGGGAAGCTGGTCGGGCGACGGGATCGCATGACGCCGACAGCCGTACTCGCCCAATGTGCCCTTCGCCTTCGCGCTGCCAGCCCGAAGGACTGGGACGCTTTTGTCGAAGTTTTCGACGCCTATTCAACCGAAATTACTGTGGCAGTAGTGAGCGCGCCACAGGATCAAGTCCTCGTCGCTCAAGGAAAAGCCCAGGCGTTTCTGCACCTGCTTGACACGTTCAGATACTGCCAGCTTCGCGCCCAACCGCCAGCTAAACCGCCCTCTGCGCCTGTAACAGGCCCATAGCGCAAACACGGAGTTACGCATATGCCATCTGAGAACCAGCAACTCGCCGACGGTTCAATCGATCCGAACGTCCGCATCCCCGAACACGTCAAAGCCGCTGCCGCCAATGTGGATAAACTCCATGAACAGTTTTATCCGAAGGACCCCAACCAGTCGGCTGCTCCCCTCAAGGAAGCTATCCCACAACCAGATCAAGCTGCGCCGGACCCTGCTCTTGCGGCGGCTGCGGCAGCTCAAGCCGAAGCCGATCGCGTAGCCGCTGAGAAAGCTGCCGCGCAGGCACAAACTCAGAACACCGCGGCCGTGGCGCAACCGGCCGACAACGACGTCTCTGCCGACGCATGGAAGCATCGCTTCCTGTCGATGCAGGGTCGCTTCAACGCCCAGGTCAAGGCCAACGGCGCCATGGAGGAGCAGATGCGCCAGCTCGCGCGCGAGCTGATGACCACGCAGTCGCTCCTTGCTGCCGCCCAGCAAGCCCCGCCTCTGGAGCAAAATAGTCGTCGTGATCACGGAAAGTTGATCACGGAAGAGGACCGAAACACCTACGGCGACGACTTCTTGGACGTCGCGCAGCGGGCTGCACGGGCCGCAATTGCCCCCGAATTGGAAGATTTGAGGGCCCAAAACCAGTCCCTGCAAAAGACCGTAAACTCTTCTGTCAAAAGGGATTTGTTCGCTTCGGTTGCCCAGACGATCCCGAACTGGCGCCAGATCAACGCGACCACCCAGTGGAAAGCGTGGCTGGCTTTACGGAATATTTACACAGGCGAGGTACGACAACAGATATTGAACAAGGCACTCAGCGGCGCAGATGCCCCGAAGATCGTCGCTTTGTTCAAAGACTTCCTCGCGGAAGCAAACGCCACGGGCTCGTACAATCCAGCGCCGCAAGAGCGACAGCAGCAAGACCCTAATCTTGTTCCTCCTCGCCAAGCAGCAGTCTCTCTGGACACGTTAGCAGCTCCTGGCAGGGCAAGGCCGGCACCCGGTGATACAGGGATGCCCGCGAACAAGCCAACTTACACCCGCGCACAAATCAGCAAATTCTACGATGATAGTCGCAAGGGGCTCTATGCCGGTCGTGAAGACCTGTATCGCGCCACCGAAGCCGACCTCACCGCGGCACAAGCTGAAGGGCGCATCCGAGGTTAATCCCGGGGCTTGTCGCATCAACGATCGAAAGCCCCCAACGTTCGAGGGCTTTCGCTATGTCCATTCCTTCAGCAGGTTTTCCCGGCGCAACTGCCGGCTCCTCGCCCGCGATCTACCCAGTAGGTAGCTCGGGCAACAACCTCCAAGCCACCGGTTTCATTCCCGAAATCTGGTCTGGCAAGCTGGTTGAGAAATTCTATGCCTCGACCGTCCTGGCCGCGATCTCGAACACCGACTACGAAGGTGAGATCAAGAACAAGGGCGATCGCGTCAAAATTCGTACGAAGCCGACCATCTCCATCCACAACTACGACAGCGACGGTTTGCTCGGTCTTGACCGACCGACCGGCGGCACCGTCGAGCTGTACATCGGGAACGGCAAGTACTTCTCCCTGATCCTCGACGACGTCATGGAAATTCAGTCGGACCTGAATATCCTGTCGATGTGGTCGGACGACGCTGCGCAGCAGCTCAAGATCACCGTTGACAGCGACGTCCTCTCGGGCATCGTCGGCAACATGGTCGCTGCCAACCAGGGTCTGACCGCTGGTGCGATCACCGGCAACATCAACCTCGGCGTTCAAGGCACCCCGCTCTCGGTCGTGTCGAAGAACCCCGGCGTGGGTGACATCGAAATCTTGGACGTGCTGATGCGCATGGGCCAAGTGCTCGACGAGCAGAACATCCCCGAAGTCGGGCGATGGGTTGTCATGCCGTCCTGGGCGGGCCGCATGATCAAGCAGTCGGAACTTCGTCAGGCCTATCTGTCTGGCGACAGCGTCTCGATGCTGCGCAACGGCCGCCTCGGCATGGTCGATCGTTTCACGATCTACGTGTCGAACTTGCTGCCGAACAACAGCACCGACAGCGCGCAGTTCAACTCTGGTGAATGGCCGTTCTTCGCTGGCCATGCTCACGGCCTGACCTTTGCCTCGCAGATCAGCAAGGTAGAGACCCTCCGCTCCGAGCTGACCTTCGGTCAGATTTTGCGCGGCCTGCAGGTATACGGATATCAAATCGTCGATGGCAAGGCACTCGTTCAGGCCCAGGTGACGCCGAACTCGTAAGGGTTCCTCAAGCGTCTTCTGACAATATTCAAAGGTCCCGGGGACAGTCCCCGGGGCCTTTTTTATGGGGTCTGAAATGAAACTCGCTCTAGAAGTTTGGTCCTCCAGCGATAATCGCCACGAACGTCACTTCTTCATCAAGGACGGGCAGGGCGCCTCCTATCAGGACGGTCGCTACGTCATGGGCTACAATCCCGAGATCGTGAGCGACGAGAAAATGCAAGCTATCCTCACCATCCTCGGCTTCGACGTCGTCGCTTCCTAACGTTTTCTTAAGCGTGCTGTTCTAGCTCTGATCCTGAAGAAAACGGGGTTTGCGCCATGAACAGCACGCTGCAGACGATTACGGACTACATTAACGACAGCCGCGTTCTGCTTCAGGACACGCTGATCCCGTATCGCTATCAGGATGCCGATCTTGTCACGGCCATGAACGTCACCCTCCTCGAGGGCCGCCGGCTGCGCCCCGACCTTTTCGTCTATCACCGACTTGTGACCGGACAATCCGACGTCCAGTCCCTGATCGGCAATGACGGGACGCAGATCAACATCGAGCCCCAGTTCAGGCTCGGGTTCCTCTACGGCATGATCGCACACGCCCTGATGCGCGATCAGGAAGACATTCAGGACGAGCGCGCTGGCGCATACCAGAAGATGTTTGCTGATACGTTGCTCGGCGTCCGCCCGACCCCGATCTCGCTCGCACAGGGGGGCTAACCGATGCCGATCCAGAAACAAGACCTCCGTCAAATCATGCTTCAAGCCGAAGTCAAGCTGGTCGGCGTGTCTGAAAAGGCACTCCTGGCTGAGCTGTTCGACGTGCTGAGCGAGTTCTTCAATGACAGCTCGTGCTGGACCGAACTCGTGACCATCCCCTATCAGGCCAACGTGCAGAGCTATTCTGTCAACGTTCCGGAAGGGCAGATCATCCGGCTCGAGAACGTGACCGACTGGGGTCCGACCATCCCGCTCCTACCGACCCAGGCGATCCCGCCCGGCACGCCGGCGCCGTTGTTCGTCAGCGCGGTGATGCCGATCCACGGTACTGTCACAGTAAAGAATATTCCGGACACCAACGGGTACTATCAGGCCCAGTTTGTCTGCAACACGGCGCTCCCGACCGGCCGCGACATGGTGCCGATCGCGCCGCACTGGGTCCTCCCCATCTGGCACGTCGGCATTCTCGACGGGCTCCTCGGCAAGATGATGACCTCGCCGAACAAGAGCTACAGCAACACGCAGCAGGGCACCTATCACCTGCGCCGCTTCCGCGACGCCATCGCGCGCGCACGCATTTCTAAACTGAAGGCGAATACTGTCGGAGCCCAGGCTTGGCGCTTCCCGCAGCAATTCCGCGCGCTCAGCCAGCAGTCTGGCGTGCCGGCGATCGGCAGCTCGAATGAAAGGTCATTCTAATGGCTCTCACGGCATCATGGGTGAACATCTATATCAGCGACAACGCGACCTTTCAGGATGCGTTTCAGTTCACCATCCCGAACGGTTATCAGATCGGCACGAACACCTGGGAAATGGGTGTCAAGGCCTCGCGCGATGACGTCGCCAATCTGGCGCTGTTCACCTCCGCGGCGGGCCAGATCACGATCGCTGACCCCGTCAACAACATCATCAACATGAACGTGCCGGACACCACGATCCAGTCTGAACTGCCGTGTGGCACCTATGACTACGACCTGATCATGACCCAGGGGAGCGTCCGCACCCAGATGATGCAGGGCAAACTTATTGTCAAACACGGAGTGAGCGAGACATGACCGTCATTGTAGAGAGCCCCGCTCCGATCGCGGCATTCCCTGTTGTTTTGGTTGTCGGACCCACCGGAGCATCTGGCGGCCCATCGGGCGCGACTGGATCAACCGGACCGACTGGCGCACCCGCAGCTACTGGCACCACTGGACCGACCGGCGCAACCGGCGCGACTGGCCTCGGCGCGACTGGCGTCACCGGCCCGCGCGGTCAAACAGGCTTCACTGGACCCCCGGGTAACGCCGGGCCGACCGGGCAATCTGCCGTGGGCACAACCGGCCCGACGGGACAATCTGGCTTGGGCCCTACCGGTCCGACCGGAGTGACTGGCAACACCGGGCCGAACGGCGGGCCGACTGGGCCGACAGGCAATACCGGCGCGACCGGGAACACCGGACCGACTGGCCCCTCGCAGGTAGCCGGTATTCAGTTCACGATCGACGGCGGTGGGACGGGAATTAGCTCGGGCATGAAGGGCTATATCCTCGTGCCGTTCGCCTGCACCATCCAATCCGCGACGCTGATGGCTGACGTTTCGACCACCTCGGTCGTCGACATTTACGCATGCTCGGAGGCGACGTATGCGCCGCCGACGCATCCTGCTGTGGGCGACAAGATCACCGCAAGTGACCCACCGACCCTGACCGCGGCGCAGATCGAGCAGGACACTACGCTCACCGCGTGGACCCTCGGGATCGCGGCGAACACGGTGCTCGGCTTCAACGTCACGTCGAATAACAACGCGACGCTTCTCACTATCGCGTTGAAGGTCGTGAGGAACTAATGACGGCTCCGGTATACCAAGGCGATTTCGGCAACAACAGCGGTGGCTCTGGCGCTTTCAACGGCGCTGGCGGCACTATTGGTACTTGCTCGTTCGGATTGACGGTCGCGGCTACCGAGTATTGCCTGCTGGCGATTGCCTGGGAGAGCGCGTCTGCAGTCGCCCTTTCGAGCGTCGTCGCCGGCGGCACCAGCGGGTTGACTTGGACGAAGGTCGGCTCGACGCTGCATCAGACTGCATCGAATGGTTTCTATATGGCGATTGAGCTGTGGGAAGCCACAGGCACTGTCCACACTGGCTCAGGGGATACTGTGGTCTGCACCTTCGCGAGCGCTGTCGATCACGCTGCATGCGCTGGACAATTTTTCACGGGTGTGAACGCGACACCATTTGACGCGAACCCGTCGCTCGGCGTGCCGGAATATACGCTCGGCAGCTCCAGCGTTGCATCGATCAGCGTTACCACCAGCAATCCGGATGACTACATCCTCGGCATCTGCAGCACCAGCGACAACGCCAGTGTCGGCAACTTCACGCTCGGCGGCAGCGCGGCGGCGTTCAACAACGGGGTGGATAACTCGAGCGGTGGTAGCCAGTGGTGTCGGCTCGCGGTGGGCGGCCTGCCCTATACAGCCACGCAGTCGGGCCTCGCAGTCGCGAATGGCGCGTCCGCGACGAACACGATCATGGTCGCTGTCGCGCTCACCGCCGACGGGCCTTCTGCCCCCTTCAAGCCAATTCGAACTCACGGGATCATTATCAACTGAGGGTGCTATGAACGACGTGTATTTCTTCGTGCCGCCAGCCAATGTCGTGTTCACTGCCACTGCAGTTGACACCAGCTTCAGCGTGCCCGCAGCGAACACGACGTTCACTGTGCCGGGTAGGTAATCGTGTCTCAGATCATCCAACTCACAACCGGCCAGCTGATGTTGAGCATCATCGGGCCAACCGGACCTGCTGGCTCAGGAGGGGGCGGCGGTGGCACCGGCATAACGGGTCCGACGGGATCGACAGGAGCGACAGGTGTCCAAGGCATTATGGGTGCGACCGGGGCCAGTGGAGTTACTGGAAGCACTGGGAATACAGGGTTCACCGGATCAACTGGCCCTACAGGTGTCGGCTCGACTGGGCCTGCTTCGACTGGCCCCACCGGCGCAACAGGAGCTGGAACGGTGGGTGCTAGTGGAGCTACTGGCCCAACTGGCGCTGGTGGAGCTGCCGGAACAGTGGGCGCAACCGGACCGACAGGCAGCACTGGCGCTCAAGGAAATGTTGGGGCGACTGGACCTAATTTCACAGGAAACACTGGTCCGACAGGAAACACCGGCAGTACGGGAGCTGTGGGAGCGAGTGGCTCGACGGGATCGACTGGCAGCACTGGAGCGAGCATTACCGGGCCCACTGGCGCTGGGGCCGCTGGCGCCACGGGCCCCACGGGCTACACCGGACTGGCAGGCGCGACAGGTTCAACGGGACCTACAGGTTTTACTGGACCAGCTGCGCTCTCCGTAAATTCGATGTATGTGCTGGTTGGTCAGACCGGTACGAACGCAATTGGCACGTCTCTCACCAAAGTTCAGTTCAATAACGAGATCAGCGACGCTTTCAACGTCTTCGATAGCGTGACCAACAATCGCTATCAACCGACGGTCGCTGGCGATTATCAGATCAACGCGACCGTGGTCATGACGAGTGGCGCGACCGCAGGGTACGGGCTTCTTCACATCTATAAAAATGGATCATCGTTTGCGCGGCTCAGCCAGATGCCCGTCGCTGCTTCCGCGGCCGTGGGGCCCGCGGGCGGCATGGTCGTCGCCCTAAACGGGACGACAGATTACATTGAAATCTTTGCAGCGGTGACTGGCGCGGCGGGCGCCACAGTGACTGGCGACAGCTTCTTCTCTGCGATCCTGATCCCAGGCTCCGCGATTGGACCGACTGGCCCCACAGGCAACACGGGCCCTACTGGATACACAGGATACACAGGATACACAGGATATACGGGCGTCACGGGGCCGACAGGCTTCACGGGCAACACGGGTCCGACTGGTATCGCCGGCGCTGCGACGAGCACAGGCGCGACTGGCCCGACCGGCGTAGGGCAAACGGGTACCGTCTTCTTCGCTGCCTTCACAGGCACGACGGGCATCGTCGCAGCCACCCCCGCTGTCGTGCCGTTGTCGACGATTGTGGTCGATACGCAAGGCGCCTTCGTCGCGGCTGGCTCGAAATTCCAGCCCTCAATTGCAGGATGGTACGACGTCTCGGGGACGGTTGTCTGCACGGGGACATCGACAGCTTCCTCCTACATCGTGGCGCGCATCAATAAAAACGGCGCCATCTATGCGGAAGGCAACTATGATATCCAGACATCCACGAACGCAGGCTCGACGGTCAATTGCCTTGTCTTTTTGAACGGGTCCACGGACTATATTCAGTGGATGGCCTACACCGGGATGACGGCCCCTTCGATTGTCGGTGCCACAACGACGTACACCGTTTACGGCAAAGCGGTTCTCGTGCCGGGTTCGCCGCTTGGACCGACTGGTGCAACAGGCCCAACCGGCGGCCCGGCCCCTGGGCAAATCCCAGGCACTCCGACCGGCGACAACGCGGCCACAGGTAACGTCGGTGAGTATATCACATCTAACGTACCCAGCGGTGTCACTCTCACGACCGTTACAGCGGCCAATATCGCGAGCATTTCCCTCTCCCCCGGTGACTGGGATGTAGACGGCAACGTAGAATTTATCCCGACAACGACGACGTCCATTACCGAGACGTCTGCCAGTATTTCTACAACGTCCGGGACGTTGACTGCCTTCCAGCAACAGCGGTTGTTTTACGGAGCAACTGTTCCGGGGGCAACTACGAGCACCCCGTGTGTCGCCACACCGACGGTTCGACTGAGCCTTAATTCGACCACGACGGTCTACCTCGTGGCCCGTGCGACGTTTTCGATCTCGACCCTGTCGGCGGGTGGCACCATTCGCGCGCGGAGGGTCCGATAATGCTGCTCAGGACCGTCCAGCAAACAGTGATCGACGTCACCCGGTACCACGTCAGCGTGGATGACTGGATGCCGGAAGACACTACGCTTGCCGGCGTTACTGCCACAGTAGATTACGGCACGGCGATCGTGACCGGTATCCTGATCGACCGCGACAATCGTGGCTTTCACTTCTTCGTGAGCGAAGGCACTATTTTCGATCAGTTCAACATCATCTTCAGCCAGACCGACAGCCGCGGCGGCGTGCGCTTCGATCACATGGCGTTCTCCATCGTGACGAACGGCGGCATCGTTCTTGCAGGTCCGGCGACGTCGACCCAGACACCGCTCGAATACATGCAGTCCATCCTCGGACCGACCGGATCAACCGGACCTACTGGCGTCGGCGGACCTGGGCCCACGGGCCCTCTCGGCGCGCCCACCGGCCCGACTGGCAGCACAGGACCACAGGGGTTGACGGGTTGGACGGGTTTGACGGGCTCTACCGGCCCGCAGGGATTGCAAGGGTTCACCGGCCCATCTGGCGGGACCGGATACACTGGCCCGCTAGGGACTGGACCAACCGGGGCGACCGGTGCTACAGGTCCGCTGGGAACAGGTCCAACCGGGCCGCTTGGTGGTCCCACCGGGGGTGCTGGCGCTTCAGGTCCTACTGGCTCGACGGGTTATACCGGAGTGTCGGGGGCTACCGGAAGTTCAGGAGCAACCGGACCCACCGGGTCGCAGGGGCCATCGGGCTTCACCGGTTCGACCGGCCCAACAGGAGCATCAGGTGCAACAGGTCCCTCGGGTTTATCCCTCACAGGTCCGACCGGCCCCCTCGGGGGACCTACGGGCAGCAGTGGCCCTACGGGCAGTACAGGCTGTACGGGCGCATTCGGCACAGGGTCAACAGGCCAGCAAGGTCTGGCTGGCCCTCAAGGTATTGCTGGACCCACCGGTGCAACCGGGCATCAAGGGGTCACTGGACCTGCTGGTTCGGCGTCGGGCGGTCGCGCGTATACTGCGATCTCTGGGGCCGTGGGCCTCTCGTCCGGTGTCTCTGCCGCCTCTACGGGGTTCTCCCTAGGCGCCGGCGCCTGGGATGTGCAGGCCGTTACGCAGTTCTCCACCGCGGCTGGTCAGTCCAAGGCCATCACGATCATGGGTGTCAGCAACACCCCTAGCGGCTTCGGGCTGGGGCTCGGCAGCTATGTGCAGCAGGAGATCGACGGCCTCGGCAACTCGGACGTCTATTCGTCACCGATGGTCCGTGTTAACGGTCCGATCACCGTCTGGTGCGTAAATTACGCGAACTTCGTCAATGCCGGCGTCACCGCAACCACTGTGTTGACCGCGCGGCCCACCTCGTGAGGACGTCATGTTGCTTGGAACAAGGCTGCATACTGCCGGCAATCTGACCCGGTACATTGTCGACTACACCGACTGGCTGCAGGAGGGCGCTACGCTTGCGCCTCTCTCGGGTACCGTGACGCTCGCGCCCCAGGCCGGCGTCACCGACGTGGTCATCACGGCGATCACGATCACGCCATCGAACCAGCTGCACTTCTTCATGACCGCGACCGTCGTTAACGAAACTTTTACGCTCGACGTGCAAGTTACCGACAGCCGCGGGGAAATCAAAAATGACACCCTCGCCTTCAGAGTTATCCCTGCCTAACAGGAGTTACCCCAATGCTTGATCTCCTCGCGTCATTCGCGTTCCCGCTTTCGATCGCCGCGACCTTCGTGGTCACTCTCGTCTTCTCGACGAAAATCAAGGACTTCTTCAGCGGCATTCCGGCCGACCTGCGCAAGGACCTGAACTCGATCGAGAGTGCCACGCTGTCGAAAGTCGCAGCCGCGCAGAAAGCCGTCGTGGCTTCTGTCGTGCCGCCCCCAGCCCCGGTTGCCAAATAAGGTGCTGTCATGCAGGGCAATTATCAGGCTTTTATCGACCGTGTGATCAAGAAGTACGAAGGCGGCTACGGCTGGGACAAAGGCGATCCCGGCGGCCCCACGAACTTCGGCATCACCTGTTATGACCTCGCTGAGCACCGTCATCAGAAGATGACGTCGATGGCAGCGTGGGCCGTACCGGTCAAGTCAATGACCCTCGCGGAAGCGGAGGCCATCTATCAGGACAAGTATGCTGCAGGCCTCGGCTTCAGCATCCTCCCATCTGGTGCAGACTGCTGCATCCTCGACTACGGGATCAATAGCGGGTTGCCCCGCCCCATCGCTGCCGCACACGCGATCGTGCGACTGCCGAATAGTGGGAAAGTCGACAGCGCGCTCGTCGACGCCATCGAGAAATATGGCGTCTCCAAGTTCACCAAGATGCTCGACAACGAACGGCTGTCGTTCATGCACGCCATTCAGGGCGGCCGCATGTGGCAGCGCTTCGGCCATGGCTGGCAGTCCCGCGTCAACGATCTCGACAATTACTGTGCCGCCCTCGCGCGCAACGACACGCCGGTTGAGGCGGTCGACCTCTCGCACGTCGTCACACCGAAGGCCATTCACGTTGCCAAAACCGCCGGTGGTATCACCGCGGGCGGCGCCGTCGCGGTCCCTGCCGGGCTCCATGTTGGGGGCTTCTCGCACTGGGCCGTCGGCGCGGTAGCGGCGGGCGTCGTCATCGCTGGTGTCGCCTACGAAGCGTATCAGTCCAAAGCCACGGCAGCGGCCAACCTCAAAGTCGTTCTGCCGGCAGGAGCCTAAAATGTATCAGTTCCTCGTCGACAAAATCAGCTGGGTCCTGGGGTCCTTCCACCGCAACGAGACGATCATCTGGGCGCGCATCCAGATGGGTATCGGTGCCGCGTGGGTCGCCCTCGTCTCCAATACCGACAGCCTTGCGAAGATCATCGAGAACCCGAAGTACCTCGGGTACGCTCTGATGGTCATCGCCGGGATTAGTGAATATCTGCGTCGGCGCGGCGCGACGTTCACCCACGCAGATGACCAACCGGATACGAAATAATGCTCGGCCTCTTGATGACGGTCCTTCACCTGATCCCAGGACTATCTGGGCTCGCCACCGCATGGCTCACGGCGGCCTACAACGCGAAGGTCGCGATCACGACCGCGCAAATTGGCGGCGACGTATCGGTCGCAACGACGATGGTCAACGCGGCGGCAATATCGGACCAGACACGAGTTGGCTTCTGGAAGGTGGCAGCGTCGTCGAATATGATGATGTTTTTGATCTATGGCTTCTCCTTTCCTTGGATTTTTTATGAAGCCAAAGTCGTGGTCTGGGACACTTGCCTGGGCCTTGGGTCTACCCCAGCTATTCACGGAGACGTGATCGGATGGGCAGGAACGATCATTGCGTGCCTCTTCGGCTCCGGTACCATCGTCCATGCAGGTGAACTGTATTTCAATCGCCCCCAACAGAGAGCATAGCCATGAAGATCATCCTTGCACTGCTACTTGCGCTCCTCACAATCTCCCCAGCCCACGCCACGAATTATACCATCAGTGACGACCCAGGGGGCGACATCCTCGACTTTATCGGTAAATATGAGTTCTGGTTACATCGCCACGCGGAAGTACGGATCGAAGGTCGGTGCGTCAGCGCCTGCACTATCGTCCTCAGCATCATCCCCAACGAACACATCTGCGCCACCCCAAATGCTGAGTTCGGTTTCCATTCTGCGGTTAGGAATACCGAGAACGGCCCGGTCTACGCGAAGATCATGACCGCATTGATGTGGGAGATGTACCCAGATCGCGTGATACGGGTCCTCACCCCGCTGGGGCTAGGCAAGCCAATCGAGCACCCAGAAATGGTGTATGTAGACGCCCAGAAAATCGTCAAGCCATGCGGGCCAGCGCCAATCGCAGATGCTGAGCCCGCACAATGATGTTTACCCTCGTTGCTGTCATTGGGGTCGTGCTCTCGACTGGCGTGACAGATATCGTCGATTATAAGCCCTATCAGCACAATCGTTTCGCGACGGAAGCGGACTGCAAGGGGTTTTTCTTGACAGATGCGGGTGCTCTTGCGAAACGAGAGCTAGACAGCGTCATCCATGCCGAGTATCCCGACCTGACCACAGAGGTGCATGTCAAATGCCTGCCCTACGTCAACGTGCCCGACTAAGGAAGCCCCATGTCGAAACGCAACAAACAGCACCGTTCTCTTTCGGACGGTCTGAACGAAAAGATCACGGTGCCCTCCGTGCCGCCACCGGCGGTGACGAGCGCGCCTATTCAGGAGAAGCAAATGGAAGCGGAACAGCCGACGCAGTCGGAAGCACCGGAGGTTCAGAACGGGCCGACGGCCAAGCAAATGGCGGCAGTTGAAGAAGCCAACGCCAAACGCCGGATCGATATCGTCCGGCGCAACGAGCAGATCGCTGAAGAACAAGCGGCCGAGCCGGTGTCTTTGATCGGTACCGCCGCAAAGGGCCGCGAAGCCCTCCTCGACCAGCTCCGTACGCACGCACAGAAGCCGGCGAAGCCGCCCTATGTGCCGCCCCCGATGACCGATCGTCAGAAGGAACGGCTGCAGGAGGAAATGAACGCCGGCGCCGCGGCAGTCGCCAAGGCCAAAGCCAGCCAAATCCGGCAGGGGCACCCGCTGCTCCCGCAGGCCGGCGCTAACGAAGGCGTAACCAATCCAGTTCATCGTCCCAATGAAATCGTACCGGACCCCCTCCTGACAGGGACCGGCAAGGCAGGTGCGGGGGTTTTCAGCCCCGACGTGTGAGGGTCTGATGCCAGCTGCTCCAAGCCATGAACCGCAGACTATGCCGGATGCTTTCAAGTTGGAAGCCTTCGGGGGTTCGCTGCCGGCGTGGGATGAGCATCTCCTGCCAGCTGGACAGGCTGCCAAGTCGGTAGATGCATACCTGTTCAGCGGTACGCTGACTGGCTGGCGCACGCCGACGCTGCTATACACGTTCAAGAATAGCGCGGCGCAATACGCCTATCGCATCCCGAACCAGAGCCAGAGCATCGCTCAGGCATTCCTTGTCTTTGTCGCCAATCCGCTCGCCGCGGACACCGTGTTCCTGGGCGAAGAGACTTACACGTTCGTCAGCGCGATCACCTCGGCGTCGCCGGCGTACAGCATCCTGATCGGAGCCAACGCCTTTGCCACAGCAACCAACTTCTTCGCCGCCCTCACCTTCGACAACGGAGCAGGCACCAATGCAGGAACACTTTACTCATTGGGGACTGTGGCTAACCCTGCTGCTGATCAATCTGGGCCACCTACCGCAAACGTGCTTGGCAATGGTCCGGCTCGCGTTCAGGTATTTGCTCCGTCCGTTGGAGCTGCCTTTAATGGCACGGTTGTCGCTGAGAGCACGGGTAACGCCCGAACCAGCTGGCAGTATCCCTTCGGCACCCACACCACCACTCTCAATGGCGGAACAAATGTCTCGTACGACACAGGAATTACTGCACCTTCAACTTGGATGGAGTTCCTTGATCCAGACACAGATGTTGTCCGCTCTCCAGTTGTGGACGACCAGTTCAATCGATATTATTTCGCGTCTCCCTCCGAGCAGCCCCAGTACAACACCCTCGCCCGCATCCAAGCCGGCCTGCCTCCATGGCTCCTCGGCGTGCCCGCGCCCGGCTGCACTCCCGGGGTTGGCGTCACGGGTGGCGGCGACACTGCGACGCTCGGCTTCAACACCACCACTTCAGTAAACCAAGGCAATCCCGGCGCGAACATCGTCTACATGATCCCGGTCACGCCGACCGGCGACATGATCCTGAACGACGTCGGCTTGATGCCGCAGGCAACGAGCGCGACCGCGCAGTTCGCTGCCGTGCTCTATGCCGACAACAACGGGACCCCGGGCGACCTGATCAACGTGGGCGTCTCCGTCACCGGCTGCGCCGCCGGCGTGCAGGTGGAGAGCGCGTTCACGAACCCGACCGGGCTCTTGATGAACGTGCAGTACTGGATCGGCTTCATGACCGATACGTCGATCCCGATCCAGCTGGCGAACGACACCGGCGCCACCGGCGTGGTCTGCTTGAACACCTACTCGAACGGGCCCCCGCCCGTGATCAACAACCTGACGATCGGATACCCGACCCTTGAAGTGTGGGGGGATTGCACCGCATCGTCCGTACAGGAGGCTCGAGCCTATGTTTATACCTATGTTAGTGCATATGACGAAGAAGGTCCTCCGTCTCCTGCGACGATCGTAACTGGCTGGAGCAACGGAACGTGGACGGTTGATCTCTTCCAGCCACCACCGGATCAGCTCGGCGTGAAGCGCGATCTCGTCTCGATCAACATCTATCGTACCGTCACCGCGACCGGTGGATCGACAACGTATTTCTTCGTGGCGAACGTGCCGATCACGCAGGCGTCGTACACCGATATCATTCCGGACAGCACGGTCGTCGACAATCTTCAGCTGGTGTCGCAGCTCTACACCCCACCTCCGGAGGACTTGCAGGGCCTGATCACGATGCCGAACGGCATGATCGTGGGCTGGCGCGCGAATGAACTCTGGTTCTGCCAGCCGTATCTGCCGCATGCGTGGCCATCGAGTTATGTGCTGACCTGCGAGTATCCGATCGTCGGGCTCGGCGTCAGCGGCAACACCGTCGTCGCCGCCACCGCGGGTGCGCCCTATATGGCGCAGGGTATCTCGCCGGCGACTATGACCGCCAACGCTGTCAACCATCCGGCGCCGTGCGTCTCGCGCGGTAGCGTCTTGGGTAATTCACAGGGCGTCTACTATGCGTCGCCGAACGGCTTGATGCTGGTTGACCAGACCGGCAACGTCACGAACACGACTGAAATCTGGATCACCCGGGAGAAGTGGCAGCAGCTCACCCCGCAGAAGAACCTTAGAAGTGTGTTCTTCGTATCTACTTATTTCGCCCTCGGCTGCACCCGCAACGGCGACAACAGTGTGGCCCAGGAGGGCTTCACCGTCGAGTTGAACACTGCCGATGCCAACAGCTTCACCATCTGGCCTCAGGCCGGCGGCCACAGGCTGGGCTTCAGCCAACTGACGTCGCCGAACGCGCTGGACGTGCTGAACGTGCGTATCGATCCGTGGAGCGGCGTCTGCCTCGTCACCTATGCCGGCAACATCTACCAGTACGACTTCACCCAGGCGAACCCGGTGATGCAGGCCTACGACTGGACGTCGAAGCTATATCAGATGAAGTCGAAGAAGAACCTCGCCGCCTTCCGCGCGTGGTTTACTGTGCCAGTAAACACCCCGGCCCAGAATGCCCTTCCGAACACCGCGCCGCCGAGCGACCCCAGCTGGAACACCCTACAAGAGGGCCAGTACGCTATCATCAAGGTCTACGCCGGCGGGGTGCTTGTGACTTGCCGGGAGCTGCGATATCCTCAGCAGCTGTTCCGGATCGAGAGCGGCTTCAAAGCCGAGACGTGGCAGTTTGAAATCCTGGGGCGTGTACCGATCAGCAACATTCAGGTCGGAACGTCGGTCAAAGCAATGGCGAAAATCTAATGGCAGCCGTAGGTCCAGTTTGTCACATCCCGCCGAAGACAACGTCGTTTGTCTTGACGCCGAAGGCTATCCAGGGCCTGCCGCCGCCGGCGCAGCCGACGATCGCGTCGCTGCAGTCGACGGTCAACCAGCTGCGCCAGTACATCAATCAGATGAACCAGAATTTCAATGAGATTATCAACAACATCAACAACCAAGCGCCGGGCCAAATCTCTTCGAACGCGAAGGGTGGCGGAACTTTCACGCAGGCTAGTCAGCAGCTCCAGACAGTCCGCGTTTTCCAGGGAAACGATCCGACTTCGCCAAATTATGTGGATGTGCAATACGTCACGAAACTCGTGATGGATAGCGACGAGCCGCAGGGCTCGTGGACTTATAACGCACCGCCCCCAACCCCGCCGAGTTCGTAATGGTCGATGGTCCGTACGGTACTGGCTTTTTAGGCCAGATTGTCAACGTGCATTTTGCGCCGGCGCTGTGGCTCGCGATCCAGTGCGGCGTCGCCGGCAACGGCACGGAGAACATTACGATCGCGCTTGGAAGTGGCCCGTCGTTCAACACTATCACGAACAGCGTCGGTTGGTCGAAGCCGGGCACTCTGCCGATCATCAAGCCCGACCCCATTATCTCTGGCTCCGGGAACACCCAGCTGTCCGGATACCTTATCGGCCGCGGGCTGCTGGTGGCGATCGGACCCAAGTTCCTGCCGTCTGGCACCCCGTTCACCATCCTCGCCAACTGCTCCAGCGGGCTTGACATGTATGGCGACAGCGGCGCGGAAACCGTCGGTGTCAACCTCTTGGATGGCACCAAGGCGGTCCTTGCCGGGCAGGATGCGTTCAATAACCTCGTCACCGTGGACCCCGCGCAAGGCTTTCTATCAGGCGCCACGCGCACCACGAACGTGATCTCGGGCGGCTCGGTGCTTAGTTTCAATATCGACCCGGTTCACAAGACAGTTACAGGATCGGGTGGCGTCCCCGGGGCTTAACCGCTTTTTAACGGCGTCAAGGTACCCCGGGAGGACCATTTCAGGGGAAGAAATATGTCTGACGTCAGCACTTCCACCAATTCGTCGCAGGGTTCGAGTAGCTCCTCGCCGGTTCAAACACCCGAAAACGATATTAGCAATGCCGTCTCCGCGACCGCATCGAGCATGGCCTCCCAGCTCTATAGCTGGGCGCAGGGTGTTTACGCGCAGACCAGCGCTGTCACCAACGAAGCGGTAGGGAATTTCTTCACGGCCTCTAAGCAAATGATGGGCCTCTCGAACTCCATGATCGACCAGTACAACAACCTCTTCGCGCCAGAGAACGCGGAGCTGGTTGCCGATGCCAACAGCTATGCCTCGCCGGCGCGCATTGACGCCGACATGGGGATGGCCGGCGCCACCCAGGCTCAGGCTGGCGCGTCCGCGGAGCAGAACTCGATCTCTCAGCTCCAGCAGTTCGGTATCGACCCGTCCTCGGGCCGCTATGCTTCTTTGCTTAACGCCGACAACGTCCAGAACGCCGCGAATGTCGCGGGAGCCGAGAACACGCAGCAGCGCGCTGACGTCGCCACTGGACAACAGCTGCGCGCTGATGCCGTTCAAGTCGGCGCTCAACTGCCGTCGTCGATCGCGAACGTCACGAACACCAGCCTGCAAGCCTTGAACGGCGCGGAGAACGCTGAGCTGGGCAATGCCAACACCGGCAACTCGCTGATGAACACGCCGAACAACTACCTCAAGACGGCGGGCAACATCCTGCAGCCTATGCAGGCTTCGAAGTCGCAGAACACCAGCCAGGGCAACTCGAACAGCACCAAGACCGATGCGGGCAAGTCGCAGCCAAACCCCAGTGGGCAGGGCAATGGTGGTGGGCAGGGCAACGCCGGTGGGCAGGCCTGGGGCATGAACATGCCTGCCGGCGGCCCAACACTCACCCCCGTCAATCAGAACCAGAACCAGAACCAAGACAACGGTGATTACAATCTCGGCGACATGTATGGCCCCGACAGCATCGGCGGTGTGCTGCCTGAAGACTTCACCGGCGGTGACGGCTCGATGACCATCGGTCAGCCGGGCTCTGCCGACACGCCGATCCAGAACACCGACAGCAACCAGAATGGTGGCATCTCCGACCCGTTCCAAAACGGCGGCTTCGGCGACACCCTGCCGCAGGACAACAGCGGCTTCGGTGGGCAGAACCAGACCTTCACGGGCTCGAACGGCGCGCAGGACACGCCGTATGGCAACATCAACTACAACTCCAGCGCCAACGGTGCCAATGGCAACGCGGAGGGCGGCGGTGGCGGCTCCTGGGGTGATGGCAGTGCATTCGGTACCCCGGGCTCGTTCGGTGACACCACCGGCTCGCTCGGCGGCAGCGATAGCGGGACCTTCGGCAATGCGCCGACCCCGCCGCCGTCCCAGGACAGCGGACAGTCCCCGTATGCCGGGGGTGATATGGGCGACACCGGCGATAGCACCTATACCCCGCCCTCGTCGACTGGCGACAGCAGCGAGAGCTGGACGCCGAACGACGATACCGACACCTCGACCACGAGCCCTGAGGATCAGGCACAAGATGATGCGCAGGACAGTGGCGACGATAGCGGCGGCGATTACGCGCGCGGCGGCCCGGTCATGGGCATCCCGCGGCATGTCATCCCGCACCTGAACAACCACATGCGCAAACACGGTCAGCGCCGTCTGCAAATGGCTTCTGGCGGGCAGGTCCCGGCAGCTGCCTCACCCTCGCGCGGGGCTGTGACGGATGATATCCCGGCGCACGTCAATGCCAACGAGTTCGTGATCCCGCAGGACGTCGCGCTGTGGAAGGGCCAGGAGTTCTTCCAGAACCTGATCACCCAGTCCCGACAGAAGCGGATGATGGCGCCGGCGGCTGCTCAAAAGGCCCCGAAAGCCCAACCGACGGCAGGAGCACGATAATGGCTGGCCAATCATTCGCTAATGACGGCGCCTGGGGTGCCGGTACCGATGAAGTGGGCAACGCGACGACCGGTGCGGTAAGCACTGGCGGGACCGATAGCGTGCCCGGGGGTTCGGCCGGTACGACCGATGCCAACCAGAGCGATTTGACAGGGGCAGCTGCTCTTGCCGAAAACACCGACGCAACCAGCGGCATCACCAATGCCGACGACGCCTATGGCGGCACGTTCTCGAACGGCCCCGGTGGCGCGACCTGGGACCCGACTTCGCAGGCGGCCGGCGTTGCCCAGCGCAGCGCTGATGCAGCCAACCCGAGTTTCATGTCAGCCGATGGCGGCGGTGGCGCGTATTTCGACGAGGGTGGCCCCATCGATGGCGATCCCGACGATCCCAATTCACAAGCCGCGCAGGACCCGATGACTGCCGTGATCCAGAAGTCGCTGGGCTCGGTCGATCAGGTGCTGCAGGGCATGTATAGCCAGTATGGGCTAGGAGGCGGTAAATCTTCTAGCAACGGCGTTCCCGACGACCAGCAGGATGCGGCGAATATGCCGACCGTCCCGGCATCACAGAGCAACAGCGGCGTCGCACCACAGCAGCCGGCGCCGGGCGCGCTCCCGCCGACTTCCAATCCCTTCGGGACCCGGAAGATGGCGGCCAACCCGAGCGACATGCCGGGCCCGAATGGCGGCAGCTGGAGCGGGCCGACGTCCAACCGGCCCGCTCAAGGCACGATCAAGCCGATCACGCCGGCGCCGGGCACATGGAAGTTGCCCGCGCGCGCAGACGCCGGCGGTATCCCAGATGACGATGAAGGAGCAGCCTAATGTCCATGGGCATTGACGACGACAGCTACGATCCGTCCCAGGACCCCAACGGCGCCGGGCAGTCTCAGCCTGCGCCGCAAGGCTCAACTGCGCCTCAGCCGGACCCCAGCTCCATGCCGGGCTTCCAAGCCCAGGGCAACACCACCCCGAACGACAACTCGGGTGCAGCTCCTGTCATGGGCATCCCCGATGACAACTCTGGCGGTGCGCCGGTTACGCCGACCCCGCCGCAAGACAACACCAATCAGGCTGTCACCGGCCTGAACCAGATGGGTGCCAATCAGGAAGCCAACGCCGGCGGCCAGCCCCAGGCTGCCCCCGTCGATCCCGTGCAGAACCGCGCACCAGATCAAAGCACTGGCCCGCGCGGGCCGGCCAAACTCATTGCTTCCATGCTGATGGGTGATGGCGCTGCACCTTTGCAGACCCTCCTCGCCACGCAGAAGTCGGTCGACCCCAGCAACAGCCAGCCCCAGGGCAATCAAAATT